TATGCCAGTTTTATAGTGCCCTCGGATTTTGCTTTGCTATCCGCTACCCCGTTCGCCAGTGGTGTCCCCGTTAGCGTTTACTCGAGTATATGGCCGCAATTATCGCGCTTGGAAAACTGCGCTACTTTTCGCATGCTATCGGTCTAGGCGCTAGCCGTTCTCAACCTACTATAACAGTGGCGTAATTGTGGTGGGTGCATACCGCAACCCAAATAAACATTAGGGACACCACCACTTATTCGGTAGTGCCGCACTATGTCGCGCCGATTATGGCGCTGGCGAATTGTTAATAAACAGTGACGCGCTGGGCTGCCACTACCTAAATAGACGCACATGCCATGCCAGCTATATAAACCCTTTATAAATCAATAACTTACTGCGATAATGATTCTCATTTGCATTCAGTATTGTGTTACTTTGTAACCTTGGGTAACACTATTGGGTAACACGGTAACACTAGCGGTAACACTATTAGGTTATAAGCGCAGTCGGTTTTAATAACTTTATGGTATAGAATAAGCATATAACTTTTAGATCTATATTGCTGCGGCGCTCTGTATGGCTTGCTGTGAAACAATATAAAAACAGATAGCACTGTATAGCTTTTTGTAACGTGCCTGTATCGATCACCACAGCGCCACAATGATTGCCTGTCACTTGACATGTAAGTCTGTCAGTACAGTGACAATACTGTATGTATGTACAGTGTTCTACGTGGAACAATTTAGAATCTGTGGTGACGCTATAGGGTGCTGCTCAGACTCTCACACTCTGCTATTCAGTCACTCCGCAGATACTCGGTATGTTTATCATACTAGGTTACTGCTTAGATACTCGGTATGATTTGCATACTGTACTGCTATTTAGGCACGGGGGAGGGGGACTGACTGCGCTGTACTGTACTGTTGCCGCTCAGACACAAAAAAGAGCTAAATTGAATTGCATAATGCAACGCAGAAAGCTAGACAGAATAAGGGTCTAAACAGAATCTGGATTGCGCCTGTAAGGGACAGTGTTGATCTGTGTAGTATTTACATTATTAAAGAAAAGACTTGACAAACACTGAAAAGTATGCTATAATATACTGTATAGATAAGTGATTAACTAAAGAGAAACTTGATCGCGCCGTTAATGCTTGACAACACATAGGAACTTGACCACATATAGGCATATAAGATAATATATATAATTATAACTTTAATGCCTATATGCAGTCATGGGCCTATATGCAGTCATGGAACGGTAAAGTTTCTATATAGTTCTTATACGAGGATGTTATAGTGTCAGAAGAACCCGTAAGTGGTCGTGGTCGTCCCAAAAAGAAAGACGTAGAGGCTGTTAAGAAGGGAAACAGGCGGGCTGTCGGGCGTCCGAAGGGCGACGCTGGCATTATGAATGAGTATAAGGCTAGGATGTTAGCCTCACCAAAGTCCAGAAAGGTTTTAGATGCTATATTTTCTGCGGCTTTGGACGATGATCACAAAAATCAAGCAGCGGCGTGGAAGCTGGTGATGGACAGAGTTGCACCAACCGCGCTATTTGAAAAAGAAATCATTAAAGAAAGCGGAAGAAGCGCCATTCAGATTAACATTACGGGCGTCGGCAGTACCGAAGTGTCATCAGGTGACGTTATTGACGGAGATTCCGGTGAAGTACTTTAAGATCGAAGAGTTTAACTGTCAAGAGACAGGAGAAAACGAAATGCTGCCAGAGTTTTTGCACATCTTAGACGATCTTAGGGACTTATGCGCCTTTCCGTTTGTAATCACCAGCGGATACCGCAGCCCAAAGCACTCAATAGAGGCCGCAAAAACAACGCCGGGTACGCATTCGCAGGGCATTGCTGCTGACATCAAGGTATCTTCAGGATCACAGAAGCACACCCTAGTCAGACACGCAATGGCACTTGGATTCAGCGGCATCGGCGTAGCTGATACGTTTATACACGTAGACTTACGCGCCTCTACGCCTGTTATGTGGACATACTGATATGCTATATACGAAGAATGTAAACTTAACGGACACTTCTACGCAAACGCTTGTAACTATTCCTAATGGTTTTGTTGCCCACTGGAACATGGCGTTTGTTTCTAACCTTCACAATGCAACCAACGACATTACACTGTTCGTAGACAAAACTCCAGACCCTGACGTTTATATTTTTAACGGAACTAATGTACAGTCCAAGGAATATTTGTTGTTAGACGGTAATGCTGTGTTTGTGTTACAGCCCGGCGACGTTATCAAGGCGTCAACAGGTGGATCAGGGAACATGGAAGTCGTAGTCACCTTCGATCTACTAGAAGCCCCTGCAACTTTTGTAAACTTTAACGGCGTATGACAGACGTTAACGTAGAACTGCTAGATTGGCAGACAAAAGTCTTTAATGACCCTACACGTTTTAAGGTAGTTGCTGCTGGGCGGCGTACAGGAAAGTCTCGGCTGGCTGCGTGGATGTTAATCATCAATGCGTTGCAGGCTGAACGCGGTCATGTCTTCTATGTTGCCCCCACACAGGGACAAGCCCGTGACATTATGTGGCAGACCTTACTTGAACTGGGCCATGATGTTATTGTAGGCTCTCATATCAACAACTTACAACTAAAACTTGTCAACGGCGCTACAATTACGCTTAAGGGTGCTGACCGTCCAGAAACTATGCGTGGTGTTAGCCTTAAGTTCCTTGTCATGGACGAATATGCAGACATGAAGCCTGACGTTTGGGAGCAAGTCCTACGTCCTGCGCTGGCTGACCAGAAGGGTTCGGCAATGTTCATAGGAACACCGATGGGTCGTAACCATTTCTACGAGTTGTACAAGTATGCGGAGCTAGGCGATGACGAAACGTACTCAGCGTGGCATTTCACAAGCTACGATAACGACTTACTCGACCCTGATGAAATTAACATCGCAAAGAAATCAATGTCTTCTTACGCCTTTCGTCAGGAGTTCATGGCGTCCTTTGAGGCGGTTGGCTCAGAGATGTTTAAAGAGGAGTGGGTACAGTACGGTGAAGCCCCCGACGCAGGAGACCACTACATAGCCATTGACTTGGCTGGTTTTGAAGAGGTAGGTAAGAAACGCACGAAGAGTTCTAAGCTAGACGAAACTGCAATCTCCGTAGTTAAGGTGGGTGACAACGGTGACTGGCACATTGATAACATTATCTACGGACGTTGGACGTTAGACGAAACTGCGATGAAAATATTTCAAGCAGTCAGAGATTACCAGCCAGTATCTGTAGGTATTGAGCGCGGCATTGCAAAGCAAGCAGTAATGTCACCGTTAATGGATCTTCAAAGAAAGTACGGCAAGTACTTTCGAGTAGAAGAGCTTACGCACGGTAACAAAAAGAAAACTGATAGGATCATGTGGGCATTACAGGGTAGATTTGAAAACGGCATCATAAGTTTAAATAAGGGCGAATGGAACGCACGTTTCCTCGACCAGCTATTTCAGTTTCCCGACCCGCTAACTCACGATGATCTTGTTGATTCCCTCGCGTACATTGATCAGCTTGCCACTGTACCGTATGGGATACACGACTTCATAGAAGATGAAATAGAAATCTTAGACATTGTAGCGGGATATTAATTATGGAAGACAATATATACAGCCCTGATCCTTTACTCGTTCAAGAATCCTTGGAAGACTGGGTAATGACAAAGTGCGAAGACTGGCGCGACAACTATCAGTCTAACTACGAAGAAAAGTTTGACGAGTATTACAGACTGTGGCGTGGCATCTGGGATCCAGCAGATACTGAACGCAAGTCAGAACGCTCACGCATAATCAGTCCTGCCTTGCAGCAAGCTGTAGAGTCTAACGTTGCTGAGATGGAAGAGGCTACGTTTGGTCGCGGTAAGTGGTTTGACATTGCAGACGACATGAACGACAAAGAATCTCAAGACGTCCTCTATCTTCGTAACAAGCTTACCGAAGACTTTGAGAACACCAAAGTGCGTAAAGCGGTTGCAGAGTGTCTTATCAACGCGGCTGTATTCGGTACAGGTGTTGGCGAGATCGTTATCGAAGAGATCAAAGAGATGGCTCCAGCCACCCAACCGATCATGGATGGGCAGCTTCAGGCAGTGGGTGTTAACATTACAGATCGTGTAGTTGTTAAGCTTAAGCCTGTCATGCCACAGAACTTCCTGATCGATCCTGTAGCAACGTCCATTGAGGACGCTATGGGCGTCGCTGTGGACGAGTTTGTTGGAAGCCACCATGTAGAGCAGTTACAAGAGAACGGCGTCTACAGGGACGTATACGTAGGCACAGCGGCTCCTGACACAAACCTTGAGCCTGACCAAGACATCACAGTCTACAGTGACGACAAAGTTCGGC